TTGAATACTTAAAGACTTCAGCAGTGTTGGCAGTATACATTGACCAAAGTTTAAGTACAAACACATTCTATAATCCTGCATACTTTGCTGAGGGTAAAGTACCCGGTACATTGATTGCTAAGAATCTAATGCTTGCATATAAATGGGGTATCAAAACTATCTATTATAGTTTAATTAATAAAGTAGGTAGCAAGGCAGCATTACAAGAAGATAATATCATCCCATTTGTTAAGCAAGATATTATTGAAGATGAAGAATATTGTGAGAGTTGTGTACTATGATAACATTTCCGTTTGAATTAACCGATGATGAAAAGTTATCTATGCTATTCACATATTACAAGATTGATCCTATCAAAGTAGACGATGAAGATAAGCCCATGATAGTCATGGCATTAACAAGAGAAGACGTAGCCACCGTTAGAATAGATGAAGAAGGTGGATTAGTAATAGAATATAACGAGGAAATATAAAATGATTTATGCAAGTATATGTTTGTTAGTGGTAATTGTTGTTTTAGTATCTAGAGATATTTTCAAAAAGAAAGATACGGATGAGTAAAGAACAATATGATTTAAGTAAGCAGACTAACTATCTAAAACGAACCATGTTTTTAGATCCAGAAGGTCCTGTAACAGTACAACGTTTTGAAGAAGTTAAGTATCCAAGACTAGCTAAGTATGAAGAAACAGCACGTGGCTTCTTTTGTGTGCCAGAAGAAATATCTTTAACTAAAGATAAGATTGACCACAAGGATAGTAGTGATGCAATCAAACATATCTTTACTAGTAATTTGCTACGTCAAACTGCGCTTGATAGTATTCAAGGTCGTGCACCAAGCCAAGTATTCAGTCCAGTAATTAGTATTCCAGAATTAGAAGCATTAGTAAGTAACTGGAGTTTCTTTGAGACTAATATTCATAGTAAGAGTTACAGTCACATTATTCGGAATGTTTACGGTGTACCCAAAGAAGAATTCAACAAAATACATGACACAAAAGAAATTGTAGAAATGTCTAGTAGTGTTGGTAAATACTATGATAAACTACATGAACTAAATTGTTTGAAAGAACTAGACCCTAGTAAAGTAGGACATCAAGAACATATCAATAGTATTTGGATGGCACTAAATGCTAGTTATGCACTAGAAGCATTACGTTTCATGGTTAGTTTTGCTACAAGTCTTGCTATGGTAGAGAACAAGATTTACATTGGTAACGGGAACATTATCAGTTTGATATTGCAAGATGAGTTACTACACGCAGAATGGACAGCATGGTTAATTAATAATGTAGTTAAAGATGATCCAAGATTTGTCATAGCAAAGCAACAATGTGAACGTGAAGTATATGAATTGTATATGGATGTTATCCGTGAAGAAAAAGAATGGGCAACATATCTATTCAGCAAGGGTGTTGTGATTGGCTTGAATGCTGAAATATTATCAGACTTTGTAGACTACACAGCTTTTAATCGTCTAAAGGATATCGGCATTAAATATAATGAGAATCACCCTAAACACTCACCTATTCCATGGTTCAATAAGCATGTGAATATCAATAAAAAGCAAAGTGCTTTACAAGAAACAGAAAGTACCAACTACGTTATTGGTGTTATGTCAGACGTAGTTGAGTATGATGAATTACCAGTATTATAAGGAAAAAATATGAAAAAAGCTATTGTCTGGAGTAAAGAACAATGTACATTTTGCGACCAAGCAAAAGCATTATTAGAGAGTAAAGGTATATCTTACGAAGAACGTAAAATTGGTGATGGATATACACGTGAAGAATTATTAGAAGCAGTTCCAACTGCTCGTACAGTACCACAAATTTTCTTAGATGATGAATATGTGGGTGGGTTCAATGAACTCAAAACAAAATTAACAGAAAGCATTTAATGGAAGTTGGAAAAACATATACGTTCAAATTGAACAGTGGCGAAGAATTGATCGCCAAAATAACAGAGTTACATGTGGGTCAAGGACACATTGTAGTAACAAATCCAGTTAGTATTGCCCCCGGACAACAAGGAATGCAAATGATTCCAAGTATGTTCACGGCAGATATTGACAAAGAAATTAGACTAAATATAAGTAGTATCTCACTTTATGCTTATACGGACGAAAGTATTTCTGATAAGTATTTAGAAGCAACCACTGGTATTAAAGTACCGGAGAAAAAGATTATTCTAGGATAATAATGCCAAATTTAAGTCGTTTGGGTGACACGAATCAAGCGGGTGGCGCAATTATGCGCGGTGCCCCAACGGTTATTGCCAATGGTATCAAAGTCGGATTGCATGTCAGTCAGATTACCCCACACGGTCCCGGGCCCCATGATGCTGCCGTAACAACAAGTGCAAGCCCCACAGTATTTGCTGAGGGTGTTGCAGTACTACGTATCACTTCTGGAAACAGTTGTGGTCATAGTATTGTTGAAGGCAGTCCTGATATATTTGTACCATGAACTTAAACGGAAAACATACTCCTTTAAATTTAAATTGTCTAGGCGAACTATTACAAAATAGGGGCCTGCAAATAAATGAAAAAGCAAGAATATATTCAGGGGTTAGCATTGATATATCAAGTTATATTATTGGTGAAGGTTCAGTGGTGCAGGATACCGTATTACTTAATTTAAGTAATTCAATTAGATTAGCATGGACAAAGTATCAAGCCAATCAAATTTCAAATAATACTTATTTAAACTTAATTAATATAGGATTTGATTCAATACCTGCTTTGGGATGCACTAAACCTCGCACATATACTAGGACTTATTCCGGAGAATTAACTAGTTATGGTTGGTTAAGATTAATAGCACTACAAGCAAATAATGAATTCCACATTAATAATGGCTCTTATTCTGATTTTCTGAATACATTTAATTCATGTGTATCATTTAAAAATAGACAGAATAAAGTAATTCAAGCATACATAGCCTCTCAGACATATTTGGACGGTGCTTATAGTAATATGAATGATTTAATGTCCGGTGACATTACCGGAGTTAGTTTAAGTACATTCTATTGGGGCAGAGATTTAATTGCCTCAGGAAAAGTAATTGATTTATCAACTATTAATACTTTTGGAAATCCAGCTAACTTACTTAAAACAATGAGTAAATATCGTGCTTTGACAAACCCAGTTGTATTAGCATTACTAAGTGCAGGAATCGATTCAAGTATTATCGAAGGAATCATTAATGGTAAACAAGCAACTATTGAACAACAGAATTCAATATATGCGGCATTTAGAATTATCATTGGAACTGATTTAGCTGATGCATTAGTTCCATTAAATTGTCAGACTAAAGGATTAGAAAGTCTTGCTGATTTATTAAATCCTAAGAAACTATTCCCATCAAGCTATCAAACATTAACGATTCCTGTATATAATACAAAGCCAGGGCCAACTAACAGCAAAACATATTATCTTATCTATAATAATGGCGATACTAATAATATCAGAAATCTATATGGTAATAGATTACAACAAATAATGCCTATATCTATTGCATATGCAGCCGATGCGTTCGGCACAAGCATGATGCAGATTAAAAATATCAAAACAATGGAAATTGAAAAATTTAGTCAGGTTGTGATGAACTTAGAAATTACCAGTGATTTAGCAGTTAACGGAACAAATAAACCGGTTGATACTTCTACCGCTAATTCAGCATTGACTGTACTAGCAAAAGGCTCAGGTGATAATGGGTTATACACAATGCGTGATTTCTTTGGATCAATGACCGATTTACATTATGACTGGGCTGAGTTAAAGGCACAGATTAATGCATTAACAACACCTACGTTGATTACTTGCTATAACAATATATTAACCATCCTGCAAGGTACAGATTATACTCAACTTCAAACATGGATAGATAATGCAAACTACGAGATAACAAAAATCTACAATGAAAATGATGCTTTGGCGTATGAATTGAATTCTTTGTATTATTCATTTGGGACAAAATTACAAAAAGAACAAGATGCAAGAGAACTTGCGCTTGGTGATTTAACGAATTTAACAACGACTGTCGGAGATATTACTGGCTTTATGGAAAACATAAGTCAATATAGTTTAGAAACTGAGTTATACGGACCCGCTCAGATTCTAGAGGCAATATCCGATACAACAACCTTAGGAGGAAAAAGTCTGATTGGGTCAATGCGTGAAGTAAGAAACGCACATCGCTTGGGATTAACCGGAGCAGAACAAGACAATAGTGTCGAATCTGAACCACTTCGCTTACCCAAAATATCTGGTACCGTACCTACACCTTTAATCACTGAAGGTCCATTGGTCGGGGTAGTTGCAATAACAGGAGCAGCAATCACCCCTGGCAGTTTTGCCGGGTCCCAAGAAACTACATTAATCCCAGACAATTTGGATATTTTCAAAATTACTCACTTACAACCTTCAGTAATTAATCCAAATAAAGCAGTACAGGACGTTATCGACTGTAACTGTGATTGTTGGGATCTGCTAATTTAATCATTCCATAGCAGTTGTAGGAAATTAACGTATAGCGTATAATGCTATACAATAATAAAGGAAATATCATGGAAAGTATTACCACAGCAATTATTGCCAAAGTAATTATGTTATCATTGATAGTTATTGCCCCCGCTTACATTGTAATAGGGTCATTACTAATTAAGAAATCTGAACCAGTTATAGTAGAACCAGTTCCAGTAGCTAAGAAAGTTGACGAGAAACAATTAAAGTGCCTAGCTGATAATATCTATCACGAAGCAGGATCCGAAAGTATTCATGGGCAAGCGGCTGTAGCACGTGTTGTAATGAATCGTATACGTTATGGATTTGCCCATACTCCTTGTCAAGTTGTATATCAAGCCAATATAATCACTAGATTAGATGATGTAACTCAAGAGTTGGTCAAAGTTAAACTTTGTCAATTTAGTTGGGTTTGTGAAAAGAACAATAATAAGATTAATCCAGCAAGATATCGTACAGCCAAACAAGTTGCTTATGATGTGCTAGCATTTGATGCATATAGTGAAGTTGTACCCAAAACTACATTATTCTTTCATAATTTAAGTATAAAGCCAAACTGGCCACATCATAAAGTAAAACAAATTGGAAACCATATCTTTTACACGAAAGCAAAGTATGTTGAGAAAAAACCCCGACACACTAAAGAACAGACTGTTGCCATTGCAGACTAAATTATTGGTACATCCAGATGATGAAACCGCAGTGGGATTAATAAACTTGTATACAACAGCATATTATCACAAAGAAAGATTAGAAGAAAGTGAGGGATGGATGAAAAACAATTTAGAATATGATTTACGTAGTAGTGAATATATTGCTGAAAAATGTAAAGTTGATTCCTATGCTCAAAATCTTTATGCGGCATTGTGTAACAATGACTTTATGCGTAATGAGATGTGGCCTATTCTCAAAGAAGAAACTTGGGGTTGTTCTTGGCGTTATGCCGGTGGAATCATTGCTGATATTCTACAACGTGGGGATTATTTAGATTGGTATTGTTCTGGCATTATGTCTGAGGGTACTTATGTACCCGGATATGTTGCAGAAAGTGTTGTAACTGATGAGATCCGTGAGGATTTATTTACCTTAGGCTGGATAGTTTTTGATAGTGATAATTCAGAATAAATATCATTTTAAGGAAGAACATGTCAGTAGATTTTAGAGAATTCTTTGTTAACAAATACTTTGATAGTGCTTGGGTAAAACAAGCAAAAAAAGAATATCATAGTAATGATCCTTTCCCGCATATTGTTATTGATGATTTTCTTCCAGAAGAAGTATTAAATGAAGTATTAGACGATTTCCCAACCCCCGGACAAATGGAATGGTGGGGGTTTAATAACAACAATGAAATTAAATTGGGTACAAAGAACGAAGTGACATTACCTCAAATTGCACGTAATGTCTCATCAGAATTAAATTCAGGGTATATCTTAGATTGGTTAGAAGTATTGACTAATGTCTCTGGCTTAGTTGCAGATACTAGGTTAGTAGGGGGGGGACTTCATCAAATACAAAACGGTGGTAAATTAGGTGTGCATTTAGATTTTAATATTGAACCGCGTACCAAACTATCTCGCCAATTAAATCTATTATTATATCTCAATAAAGATTGGAATGAAGATTGGGGCGGACATTTAGAATTATGGGATGAAAAGAAAGAGAATTGCATAAAGAAAGTTTCTCCAATTTTCAATCGTTGTGTGATATTCAACACAACGGGTAAGTCATGGCACGGTCATCCCCATCCATTAAATACTCCTGAAGGTGTAACTCGCAAGAGTTTAGCATTGTATTATTACAATGTTGGGTCAGGAAAAGAAACCCCACACAATACAATTTTTTAAAGGAAACTTATCATGTTAGAAACATTATTTTGGTTATTCTTGGGTGCATTTATTGGGTGGAATTTCCCCCAGCCACAGTTCGCTAAGAACTTACAGGCAAAAGTATTTGCAATGTTTAGCAATACAAAAAACAGTTGAATTTACATAAAATCCAAGATTGCTCTAACGAGCATGTAATTTCAATACTTAGAGAAGGGTTGTCTAAAATTGACAATCCTAACTCCATTGCTAATTATCACCCAGACTATGCAAATGAATCTAGTAATCTATTCTATATATTAAGTCAACCTAATAATAGATATATGAAGGGGAACTACTATGTACTTGAAGAAGATAATAAATTGATTGCATGTGCGGGCTGGAATGAGTATGAATTGGATGCTACAATAGCCCTTGGATTGACACGTATGTTCGTTAGTGTAGAACATAGAACTAGTTATGTTTTGGGGAAAACTGTTCTGCCCTTAATTATTGAGGAAACTACTAACTACAATAGTCTTTGGATGACAGTCAATGAATATAATTTAATATTGTATAAGTGGTTTGAAAGGTATCATAATGGAAAGAGTCCTACTCTATCACATAGCTGGCCTGAAGTCTATAGAAAATTCAAGCCAATAGGAAAAAAGAATATATATTATACTGAACAATATGTTTTAGAACTGAAAAAATCATGCTAAATTTACGTAACATCTCTAAATCATTTTGGTTACAGTTTGTCCCTGCAACAATTTTAAGTATATTTACTATTGTTTTGTTGTGTTTGGGGATAATTCCTGTATATTACCTATGGTTTACTTTTATCATGTGGATTCTAGTATGCGGTCTTGGGATTGCTGTGGGATATCATAGGATCTTTAGTCACAAAACATATAAAATTCCTAAGTGGAAAGAAAATATTATATTGTTTTTTGCAGTTTTTGCTGGTCAAGGAGCAAGTATATTTTGGGTAGCACTACATCGTGGATATCATCATCCATATAGTGACACTCACAAAGACCCACATAGCCCGGTTATACATGGGAAGCTGTATGCGTATATTGGTTGGTTCCTTGACACCACAGAAGCTACTAATAAAATTAGTATAAAATTTGCTATAGAACTTTTGCGTAAACCCAATCATGTTTTTTTTCATAAATATTATCTAACTATATTATGGGGAGTACCATTGATTGTTGCATTATTTAATTGGCAATTTGCACTCACTGCTTTCTGTTTAGTTACTGGATTAGGATTGATACAAGACAACCTAGTTAATGTATTTGGACACTATAAAGGTTGGTTTGGATATAGAAATTATGATACATCCGACAATTCACATAATAATATACCTTTAGCGTTAGTGGCATGGGGTCAAGGTTATCATAACAACCATCATAAATCCCCGGCAAGTTATGATTTTGGATCCGGTGTAAGTGGCAAATGGTATGAATTTGACCCTTGTAAAATCTTTTTGCCCTTCTTAAAATGATTGACTTTAACACAGAGTATTACATAGTTTATAATGTAATAAAATATAAAACCATATTTACTACAGAGCGTGATTTTCAATTGATTTTCCGTTTATATTCTTTATTGTTGGAAAGTAACCATGTTGTCACTGTACAGCAGTTTGAATCTAAGGATAAATTAACACAAGAACTACGAGTTATATTTTGGAATCACGATGCATACATATGTTGGGCTAGTGAAAATAGAGAAGAATATCAAACATTAATCTATCAATTCGAAACAATACTTGAAAATGAAGGTTCAATATTTACACGTAATACATCAACTGATAGGTATGAAAGTGAATTTCCCTATACATATTTCCCTAAAAACAATGAATTAATTGATTGGATTCCTGTTACATTAATCAAAAACTATTTTATAAGGAACATATTACCTATAGGGACAATGGTAAGATATTTAGGTAACGGTATATTTGAAAAAAATAAAAATCTTACAGGATGTAGATTTTTAAAAGAAAGAACCGGATCAATAGTTAGATTAGGTCAACCAAATAAAATGTCAACCTCTTTTAGAAATTATCCAACAGATTTGTTAGCATATTCTTTTGACCATGCTATACAAGTATGTATGTATGATTATGGTTGGTTATATAGAAAATTAAGAGACTTAAATAAAAATATTGAAGCATACGCAGAAAAATATATAGATAGTTGCGAACATTCCGCAGTATTAGTTGGGCACAATAGCTTGGGTGATAATCTTACGTTACATACACATAGGCTAACAGAAACTAATAAATTTACATTTACTATTTCAGTTAGACTATCATTCGATGACAATGATATAGAATTATCATATTATGATCCTATTCCAAATGAGGACAAAAATCTACCCTTTTATTATACGCACCCTGCCTTAGTAGAAAGATACATTAAGACTAAAAAAGAACATAAGTTTAAAATGGGTGCGAGGTCAAGCGTATTATTGTTCTCAGCATCATATATTCCTCACACTGTTAACTTCACTAATGACATTTATTTGTTCTTTGTGTACGATAATGTGACATTTAAACCAGGTATGTTTGAGGAAATGACAAAGGATTGTCAAGTAAATAGTTTCCCTGACAATCCTAGTGGTAGAAACTTATTATATAAAGAATTACCAGACAGTAGCCTTTGAATAGTGATTATCTAACACTATTTCAGGAACGTTAAGCCATGGTGGTAAATCAATCAGCCAATTAACTATATCAGCAATCTCACTTGGCTTAGTCCAGCAAACACTTTCATGCCAGTTGTAGTTAGTATAATGTTCTTCTTTAGGGATATAATCAAAGAGTTTTTGTATCAACTCTGTTGATGTGGCTGCAGGGCTCAAGCAC